CCGAACGTTGTTCGGTTTTACCCGTTTGAACGGGTTATCTTATATGTATATATAATCTTACGGAGTCGCTCCGTTTAAGACTCCGCTCCTCCTATATATAATAATATATAATAAAAGTGCCATAATTCTGCCCGTTTGGTGGGACCGTTAAATCGGCGTTATTAGGAGTTGAGATGGGACGCAAGCCAGGGATACAATCTATCCCAAAAGGGGAAGCCCAAGCCAAAGTACTAGCCCTATTAGAACAGGGGTCTACTATCACAGCGGCTATGGCTGCCGTAGGTCGTAATGACACCACCTTCCGTCAATGGTCTATGGTGGACGAATCTTTTAAGGAAAAAGCAGACAAAGCCCGCCTTTCAGGCAAAGGTATCAAAGCGGACTTAGCAGAACTTAAGGATATCTCCTACCAGGATTTTTCCCAGCAGTTTTTAGATACCACACTTTTTGACCATCAGTTAAACTGGCTAGACCTCATTGAGGGCCGTGAGCCAAGATGGCAACCTGCAGGTATGACCTACGAACCAGGAGACCCAAAGCGTGTCCTGATTAACGTGCCACCAGAGCATGCTAAGTCAACCACAATTACAACCAACTATGTTTTGCACCAGATAGTAACTAACCCTAACACCCGCGTTATCATTGTCTCTAAGACACAGGGTATGGCTCGTAAGTTTCTGGGGGCCATTAAAACTAGACTCTCACATCCAGCCTACATGAAACTCCAAACGGCCTTTGGCCCGAATGGTGGATATAAGGCAGATTCCACTCAGTGGTCTGCAGATATGATTTACCTTGGCACTGGTCGAGACTCAGGCGAAAAAGACCCCACAGTCCAGGCTCTAGGTTTTGGCTCCCAGATTTACGGTGCTCGCGCTGACCTAATTATCCTTGATGACGTGGTTATGGGTTCTAATGCCCACGAGTGGGAAAAGCAAATTGAGTGGTTACAGAAAGAAGTTATCACCCGTCTTGGACGGCACGGTAGACTTGTTATTGTAGGCACCCGCGTTTCACCAATTGACTTATACAAGATGATACGTTCAGGCGACCAATGGACAGGTGGTAAATCTCCATTTACCTACTGTGCAATGCCAGCAGTATTAGAGTTTGACGAAGACCCTAAGAAGTGGAAAACCCTTTGGCCTGCAACTAACATTCAAGAGAATGATATAGATGAGGTTTTGGAAAATGGATATTTTCCCAAGTGGGATGGACCTTCGCTCTTTAAGCGTCGCTCTGAGGTCGCTCCGTCAGTATGGGCTATGGTCTACCAACAAGAAGATGTCCAGTCCGACTCCATATTCTCGCCAACAACTGTTGCAGGATGTGTTAACGGTATGCGAAAGCGTGGACCGCTTAAACCAGGTACGCCAGGACACCCAAGAGCGGTTGAAGGCGCATACACAGTAATTGGTTTTGACCCAGCAGTAGCAGGACGTTCTGCCTTTGTAGCAGTAACTTATAATCGCGCTGATGGTCATATATATGTTTTAGATTGCGTCAATATGGTTGACCCTTCCCCTCAAAAGGAAAGAGCACTTATTGAAGAGTGGGTTGAAAAGTATCGACCACAAGAGTTTCGTGTAGAAATCAACGCCCACCAAAAGGCGTACTCTATGGATACTGATTTAAGAGATTTTCTTACCATGTGGGGTTGTCGCCTTGAGCCGCACTTTACTGGTAAAAATAAATGGGACGTAGGTTTCGGTGTGGCTTCAATGTCACCATTGTTCGGTAGCGCCAAAGATGGTCGTTTCCTGGATAACGGAATGATTGAGATTCCTAGCAACGAAGGTTCAGAAGGATTAAAATCCTTAGTCCAGCAGTTAATTACTTGGAAGCCTGATACTAAGAACCCAACTGACTGTGTAATGGCTCTATGGTTTGCGGTTATCCGCGTTCGTGAGTTAATGCAAATATCTAGCAAGGTTGGACAATACCAAACTAATCGATGGGCTACACGCGCCCAACGAGCATCACGAAATTCACTCAATTTAGACGAAGCCTTTGCACAGCAATGGGCAGAGAACTACGGATAGGAAACCAATGGCATTATCAATGGACCAGGTTGTAGCAAGAGTTGACGCTCTTCGCTATCGCAACCTTGAACGTGACTCACGCAACCAAGATGTTCTTGCCGTACGTAAAGGTAAAATCTCAGAAGTTTATCCTGATTTCTTTCCAGATGGCATTGATGCCAACGTAGTTGCTAACTTTATTGACATTGTGGCTCGTGACCTTTCTGAGGTTATGGCACCACTTCCCGCAGTTAACTGTTCAGCAGTTAGCCAAACAAGCGATAAGGCGCGTCAGTTTGCTGACAAGCGTACACGCATCGCTTCAAATTATTTTTCCCACTCTGACCTATCTGTACAAATGTACTCTGGGGCAGATTGGTACATCACATATGGTTTCGTCCCTTTCGTAATTGAATTAGACGAAGAAAGCAAGTTGCCACGTATCCGCGTAGAAAATCCTGTTGGGGCTTACCCAGAATTTGACCGCTACGGACGTTGCGTTGCATTTGCCAAACGATATGCTATGACACTAGGCGAACTCGTATCTCAGTTCCCTGATTACGAATCCCAACTTCTTGGCCGTCAAGGCTATGAGCAGGATTTGACTCATCAGTTAGAGATGATTCGTTACTATGACTCAGAGCAATCTGTCGTTTACATCCCAGAAAAGAAGAACTTAGTTCTATCTCGTGCGATGAATCCAGTCGGAAAGATGATGGTTGTTGTTGCACGCAAACCATCTATCGACGGTGAAATGCGTGGTCAGTTTGACGACGTACTTGGTATTCAATTACTTCGTAACCGATTTGCTTTGCTTGCTATGGAAGCAGCAGAAAAGTCAGTACAAGCACCAATTGTTCTACCACAAGACGTGCAAGAACTTCAACTTGGTGGAGATGCTGTTATTCGTACATCGAATCCAGCAGGAGTCCGTCGAGTTGAACTTAATCTTCCGCAAGGAGCATTCACAGAGCAGACATTGCTTAATGCTGAACTCCGTGTTGGCGCACGTTACCCAGAAAGCCGTACAGGAAACATTGATGCTTCCGTAGTTACAGGCCAAGGCGTTCAAGCACTTATGGGTGCTTTTGATACACAAGTAAAATCAGCACAGGCTATCTTTGCTGCAGCACTTCGTGACGTTATTTCTATCTGTTTCGAAGTTGATGAAAAGATTTTCTCAGAAGAAAAAACAATTCGTGGCGTAGACTCTGGTTCTCCATACGAAGTAAAGTATCGTCCAACCCGCGACATTAAGGGTGACTACTCTGCAGATGTTCGTTATGGAATGCTTGCTGGACTTAACCCAGCACAGGGTCTTATTTTTATGCTTCAAGCACTTGGTGGTGGTCTTATCTCTAAAGATATGGCAATGCGTGAACTTCCATTTACAGTTAACGTAACGCAAGAACTTGAAAAGATTGAAATTGAAAAACTTCGTGATGGCTTGTTAGCAGCACTTAGTGCAACAGCACAGGCAATTCCGCAGATGGCAACTCAAGGACAAGACCCATCAGGAATTATTAAGAACATTGCTTCGGTGATTCAAGCACGTCAAAACGGTAAAGCATTAGAAGATGCAATTGCCGAGACGTTTGCTCCCGAGCCACAAGTTCCTCCTGCTGGGGTACCAGGTACTCCTGTTGAGCAGCCGTCCCCTGTTCCAGGTGGCGCTCCAGTAGGAGGCTCTCCTTCTGCAGGACCACAAACACCACCACCTGATGTAATGAGTTTAATCTCAGGACTTACAGGCGCTGGTACAGCACAGTCAAGAGTTAGCACATCACGTAGACGATAATTAAGTAGGGGACGATGACAACACTAGTAGCAATTCAGGGTGATGGCTGGTCTGTATTAGGTTGTGACTCACGTTCTAGTGATGAAAGTGGCCGACCAATAGACATGGCTACACATAAGATTATAGAAAATAACGGAATTCTTATTGCGGGTTCTGGTTCAGGTCGTGGTTCAAATATTATGCAGTTTGGCTGGAAGGCACCTAAACCTACAGCAGCAGAAGATTTAGATGTTTACATAACTCAGAAATTTATTCCGCAGATGCGACAAGCATTTGTAGATGCAGGTTATGATATGAAAGAGGACGGCGATGCAGCAGCACATGATTCATCCATTAAAGCGCTTACTAAACCCGAATCGGTAGAAAAAGCAGTACGTAAAGCAATTCAAATTGCTGCGCAATGGGATATATACACAGCAGAACCAATTATAACTAAAATTCAGTATACTAAGTAGGAGGTTAAGATGGCGCTACCCGCAGAAAACAATTTTCAAGTATCAGGCACAGGCGGTGCAGGAACCAACGGACAACCAACTACATACATTCCAGGTATGAAATCACTCGGTTCAACTGGTGAATCTACAATGGCACAGCAACAAGGTGCAATGATGTACAGCGCTGCTGGAGAAGCACCTACGCAATCACAATTAACACCAATTACAGCACCAACTAATCTTCCTGACCAATCAATTATGGATGGCGCACCAATCGGACCTGGAGCAAATTCAGTAGAAGGCCTTCCAATGCAAGAATCTGGAGACCCAGATATTGATGAAATTCGTGCTTACTATCCTGTATTACAGTTCTATGCATCACAACCTGGTGCATCACAAGGAACTAAGGATTATGTAACCTATCTGGGGACGATTATTTAATGACAATATGGGATATCCTAGGTAATATACAAGATAAACTTAAAAATAAAACAGTTGCCAGTGGTCCATATAATAAAGATGGACGTATTAATTTTGGCACGTCAGTTGACGTTGCTTCTAACCTGCCACAAAACCCAAAGTCATTTAATGACCGTGCAGAAGACGCACGTCAATGGCTATTAAAAACAACTGGTGAGAACTTAGGAACTACTTCTGGAATTAAAAAGAGTCTTCCAGTTCTTGCTGTTCCTGCAATTGGTGGCCCACTTGTTGGTATAACAACCGCAGCATACGGTCTTGCAGAACTTGACAAAAAAACTGATGGCAGAATGTCTAAAGTTATGATGGCTGGAACAAAAGGCCTACGTTCTAATTATGCTTTTGTGCAAGATGTTGCACGTAAAGATGCTGGAATGGGTTTTCTTGCTAGCCTAAATATGATTGCTGGTGGAATTCTTGGTGGTATCGGTGGAGGACTTGTTGGTACTCTTGGTGGACCTCCTGGTATAATTGCTGGTGTTGCTACTGGTGCTGGTCTTGGCGCTCAACTTGCTGGTAAAGCAGGTCGAGATATTTCTGAGAGTGGATTGGTTGGAAAGTCTTTACAAAAATCTGCAATTCTTTCAGAATCAGAGCGAGGACAAAAACTTTACAACTTTGGTACAGATGTAACACGTCTCGCTGGTGAAGTTGTCGGTTTAGTTCCAGGCGAAGCAGCAGAAAATAATATTCTTAAGGATACCAATCGTGGCATTGGCGCTGCAGTTGCAGGTATTCTTAACTTTGGTTTTGAAGTAACTGCTGCCCCAGATATTAAAGCGGCTAAACTTGCAGGTATTGGTGCTCGTGGCGCTCTTGTTGGTGCTGTTACTCCAGGAAAATATGGATTAACTGAAAATCTTCTTGCTAGAACAAAAACAGCAGACCTTTTACGTGCAGACCGCATTGATGGAACAGTAGATTTAATTAATAGAACAGTTGCTGGTGAGACAACACAGTTAACACCAGTTATGAATTTTTATAGAGATAACAATGTACCAACCCTTTTGGCGCGTCCAGAGTTTAAGGATAATCCTGCTGGATTAACCGCCGCAAATGTCGTTGCTGGTAAGTCTTTTGAAGAACAAGGACTCATCATGCGTGTTGGTATTGGTGATAGAACAGCAATTGCTGAACTTGAAACTAAACACCCAGCAACATTTGCAGAGTTATTACGTCAAGAAGGTATCTTTGATACACTTGATGCTCGTAATCCTTTTGCATCTACAAAACTTCCAGAGCATGACATGCTCAAAGGAAGAATTATTGAGGCAGAAGATGTTGTCAAGGCCGAGATTAAAGACCTTCGCAACCAGTATTCATGGTTAAATAAAGCACTTAAATTAGATAGTGCGTTACAAGACCGAGGAACATCTCGTTTTGCATGGGTTGAAAGATTTCGCAACGATATTGCTACACAACGTTCCGTCAATAAACTTGAAAGTGGAGTTGATGATGTAACTGTTCGTGAGACCAAGGTTGGCGAAGCAATTCAAAAGGTTTACCAACGTAATGCTTCATCTGTTGTCGTTCGTACAATCCAACGTGGTATTGCTGGAATTGAACGTGGTTTAGATGATGCACCACACCAGACAGTTAATTTTAATGACAACTTACAAAGCGTATCTCGTGTGCGCTCAACAATGCGTAAGTCTATTAACACCAAGGTCCTACCTCCATTAGAAGCACGTGAACTATATAATTCTTTTGTAGTAGCAAAGACTGAAACAGAAAAACTTTCTATAGTTAAAAAAATTGAAGAGCGAGTATTCGAGCAAGTAGCAAATAAATATAACGTACCTGCTAGCATTAAAGATATAGTTCTTAATAATTATATTGCTTTGACTCGTAAAAATCAAGCAAAAGCCAAGGAAGCGAATTCCGAAGGTAATGCATTCATGATTGAAAACGGCGAAGTAATCAATGACCCACAACTTATTTCACAGTTGGCTAACGGGGCATACCTTCCAGATGTAGAACTTATTGATAAAGCATTTAAGCGTTACGCAAAAAAACGTGGTGCGGAAGCATCATTACCAGTTAACGCAGCAATTATTGGTAAAACAGTGCTAGATGAGTTCAACTCAATTTGGCGTACATTTACTCTTGCTCGTACAGGTTTTCCAATTAACATTATTCGTGACTCAACTCTTCGTACATGGGGAGATGGGGTTATACTTTACTCATTAATGAATCTGTCAAAAGATGGCGTTGATGCGATGCTTGGCGCTCCAGCAAAGATTTCAGAAATGCGTCAATGGTCTAGTAAAATTACAAACCGCGAAAGCAATTTAGCAAAGATTCGTAATGACATTAAGTTATATGATAACTCAATTAAAGACGCAGAACGCGGACTTAAGAGTTTTAAGTATGACCCACTTAAGCCACCTAAAGAAATGCCAGATGACTTAGTTCGCACACTTGCTTACTTAGCGGAATCTAAGGCTATGGCTGCTGAACTACGTCGTCAAGAGAATGCTATTGTTCAAAACATTCCTTCTAAAGTAGTTGGTCCAGATAAGATTAGCATTGAGGGATATGATTTCCCAGCGGCTCTTTCAGGACGCTTTGGTGAAATGGCTATGAATAAACTTAAAGGCAAAGATGATATCCGTGCATTAACAGCATCTGTGCGTCAACTTGAAATGGCTGCGGTTCGCCGTGACCGTGATGGTGGATATGCAATTAAGGCTATAGACAATGAAGATATCCATCTTCGTTCATGGAATGGTTTATTAAATAATATACTTCGTAACGATGAAGTAAGCCGTAAAATTATGGAACTTCGTCTTAAAGGTGTAGATAGCGCTAAGATTGAAACCGAAGTTGCAACTTGGATTCGTAGCAGTGGTTCTAAGGACCTCTTTGAACGTTTTGGCTATGATGCTGATTTTAGAACACAGATGAAGGTAGCCGATGCAAAGGTTATCTATCAGAGGGCTAATGCAGCAATCAATCAGTTTGCTCCAGATATCAGATTACAAAAGATGATTATGGAAGATAAAGTCAATATTGTTGAGTTAAAAAAGATGTTTCCAGACATTACCACTCGCCCAGATGTAATCTCTGATTTAGCACTTGACCTAACTGGTCAAAGCAATATTGTTCGCTCATTTTCAGATTTATCTAAAAGAGCGGTAGCATCACTGGCTACTTGGGCTCCATCAAAATTGTCTTATAATCCATACTATACAGCACAGTATGAACTAAAACTACAAAGCATGATTGCCGTTGCTAGTAGTCAAGGACGTATTCTTAAACTATCCGACAAGGCTCAGTTTGAAGCAGTAGCACGAGATTACGCGATGACTCAATTCCGTGCAAAGATTAACGCATTTAATCGTGATATGAACTATCATGGATTAATTGATTACCTATTTGCATTCTTCCCTGCTGTAGTAGAGCAGTATCGTGCCTATGGACGTATTGCAATGGAACGACCAGAGTTTCCATTACAGATTTTTCAGATGAGTCAAATTCCAAATCGTCTTGGTCAGGTTCAAGAAGACCAATATGGCAATAAGTACACAGAAGTTGTATTACCTATCTTAGGAATTAATGCTCGCCTATCTACCGACTGGTGGAATGCAATTAACCCTACAGGTGGAACAGTACTTTCTGCTAGCCCATTTGCAACGGCCGCTTATAACGAAATTTCTAAGAGTAAGAAGTTACCTACTCGTATTCATGACTTGATTCTTCCATTTGGAACTCAGGCTAATTCAGCAGGTGCTCTTACTCCTAGCACAATTCGTCGTACAGTACAGGCTATCCAAGCAACCATCTTAAAAAATGGTGAGCAGTTTAACCGAGACATCGATATGTTTATGGCTATGAAGCGTAAAGACTTTAAGGACACCTATGGCGTAGAGCCATCTGGTACCGATATGTCTTTAATTCAAGAAGAATCAAAGAATGATGCTGTAACATTGTCAGTAGTTCGTGCTCTTGGTGCAGGAATCCTACCATCTCAACCACGTTACGTTAGCCCACTTGAAAAGTATGCTGACTTATTGGGTAAGTATACAAAAGAGTTTGGTGCAGAGGGAACTGAAAAGTTTACCAATGATTACCCAGAACTATACATGCTTGCAGATAAGTTAACGGACACTACATCTGGTATTCGTAGCGATGATACTGCAATTGCCTTAGTTCGAAAGAATGGCAAGACCATCTCTAAGATGGTTGCCAATATTGACAAGGGTAACTTACGTGTACTTGGTTCAGTATTTAATGATGATGACTATGCATTTTCTAGTTCTGCTAGAGCATATCTAACGACTAATAATATTCCAGGTCTTGGCAAGCGATTCCAAACAGAAGCAGATGCATTAGATGTTGCAACTGGCTCTACAGTGAATCAAGGTTGGCGTGAGTGGAACAAATTAATCAAGGTAGTTAAGCAGACTATTACCGATGATGGTAAGAATCCAAATGTTGGATATGGTAAGAAGATTCTTGATATGTATAAAAAGAACTTTGAAGACCAAATGAAGACAGATAACAACCTTTGGTGGAATGACAAGAATGGCAAGAACTTTTCAAGCGCTAAAAATAATACTATTGACGTATTAACTATAGCCGCAAATACACCAGAACTATGGAAAGATTTGGCTAAACAGCCACGTTGGCACAGTATCGTTGATTACTTAAACTTCCGTTATCATGTAAAAGAAGAACTAGAAAGACGTGGTTCTGCAATTACTTCTGATAAGGCAGTAGATATTCGCCAACAAGTAGATGTTTATGTAGCCAATCTAATGGCTAAAGACATTAACTTTGAGAATTTCTATAATAGATATCTTGATGGAGATACATTTGACTATGTATACGAGGAAGTTGTTAAGGGGAAAATCAAGTGAGTATGACAAATCCGCAAGTAGGTCCTAACAAGTTTAAGCCTACGAAAGCACCAACACCACAGGTAACCCCTAAACCAACACCAACTCCAACACCTTCATCTAGCGGCTCTACACTGCTTGATAAAATTAACAAAAGTCTTGGTGATAAAGGAATTAAAGTTCCTTCTACAGTTGGATTTGAAGCAGTCTCATTAATTGATTCTATTTCTCAAGATAAAACCAGAGCAGCCCTTATTGGTAAGATGCTTAGGGCTAGAGGTAAGACTGTAAGTGCATCTGCGGAAGCAATCAAGAATCTTTTTATCAGCGAGCCAGAATTGGCAACTATCGCTGGTCAGGCTGGGGATGACTATAATAAATTAATTTCTTTACTTAGCGAAGATTTTATTCCAGAACTTGGCAAAAAAGAAAAAGCACCAGCATTTACTGGTCCTTCACGTAATATCTATAAGTATACTGATGCTGACATTGATTTGCTCATCAAAAGTGTATATCAAGAAAAGGCCATGCGTCTTCCAACTGCGGAAGAACTTGCTAAAGAACGTGCAAAAGTGCGACCAGAACTTGAAAAAGGAACCGTTTCTACAACTAAGTTTGTAAAGAACGCTAAAGGTGTAATGGAGCAGGTTACCGTTCAAGAGGGTGGACCAACTAAAGAAGCAGTTTGCAGCAGGTGCGTAATGGCAGACCCAACTGGCGTTGAAGCGGCAGCATCGTATGGTATCAGTGAGGCTTTACTAGCCGCACACCCAGAACTTAGAGCAGTATATGAACTGTTTAAGGCTGGCAACACTGGTGCAGCACTCGAGGCGCTATATAAGACCAATTATTATAAGACAATGTCTTCTACTGTTAAAGCACGTGAAAAGCAAAAACTAGAGCAACCAGTAGTTTATGCTGACAGTGTAGAAAAGTATAAGATTGCAGCAAGAAAGCGTCTAGTTACCTCTGGCATTAAAATTGATACAGCAACATTTGACAGCCTTGTAAATAATGCATATGCCAAGAACATGACAGATGACCAATTAGACCAGGCTATTGCAACCTCGGGCAAGATTACTGGCTTTGGTGGTAATATTCTTGGGGATACAACAACCCTTAAGACCTATGCAGCATCGTACGGTGTAAATAGTCTTCTTAATGATGCCTACTGGACAAGTAAGCAAAATGCATTATTTCAAGGAACTATTACAACAGATGATATTCAAAAAGAAATCCGAGACCTGTCAGCAAGTGCATTTCCAGCATACGCTGATGGAATTGCTAATGGTTTAAGCATAGCATCTCAAGCATCAAATATTACTACATCTTATGCAACATTCTTGGAAGTTGACCCAGAGACAGTTGATTTTAACAACCCTACTGTTCGTAAGATTGCACAGTATGTTGACCCAGTAACTGGCAAGCCAGCAAGAATGCCACAATGGATGGTTGAAAAAACAATTAAGAGCGACCCAGCATGGGGCTTTACAAAGAATGGCCAAAAGGCTGTTGATGATTTAACACTTAAAGTTTCAAATGACTTTTTTGGAGGAGCACGATAATGGCAGTCGCAGACCCAAAGAGTCCTAATACAGCAGTACGCGTTGAAAAAGGCGACACACTTAGTGCTATTGCTAAAGCCAATGGTTTAACCCTATCTGAAATTAGAGCGCTTAATCCAGTACTTATGTCTAACCCTAAGTATGACAATGGTAATATGATTTTTAGTAATACTAAAATTAATATTGCTCCACCTACTACATCTTCATCATCTAGTGGTGGTACAAATGATTCAGCAAATGCAGCGCGTTTAGCAGCAGAGGCTGCAGCAGCAGCCGCAGCAGCGCAAGCAAAAGCCGCAGCAGATGCAGCCGCAAAGGCGGCGGCTGATGCAGCAGCAAAGGCAGCAGCAGATAAAGCAGCAGCAGACGCTGCAGCAGCAGCAGCAAAGACTCAGGCAGAAAGAGATGCAGCAGCAGCGGCACAGGCCGCAGCAGCAGAAGCAGCAAGATTAGCAGCGATTGCAGCAGCAAATGCTGGTACTGGTGTCAGCGGAGTTTATTCTGGGACTGGAAATATTAATACTTCTGTAACTCAAGCAACACCAACTGCTGCTCAAACAGCAGCCTTAGTTGCTGGAGCAACAACTCTTAGCGCAGCAGATAAAGCAAGACTAGATGCTATTGAAGTAATGAAGGCTAGATTTAAGAGATATGGACTTGAGACTTTAGTTGAAAAGATTCGTCAGTTGGCTATTGAAGGTGCAACTGAATCAACAATTACATTACAATTACAAGAGACTCCTGAATATCAAGCACGTTTTAAGGCTAATGCAATAAGACTAAAAAATGACCTAACAGTCCTTGAGCCAGCAGAGTATCTTGCAGTTGAAGATTCATATCGTCAGACACTTCGTGCCTACGGATTAAAGCAGTTTGATACAGATGAATATGTTAGCCAGTTTATTGCTAACGATGTATCACCAACAGAACTTTCTAATCGTGTTCAACTGGCTGTCCAACGTGTACAAAATGCAGACCCTGCAATTAGCAAGACACTACGTGATTACTACGGTATTGGTCAAGCAGACTTAGTTGCATACACACTGGACCCAGCAACACAGTTTAAGAAGATTGAACGTCAAGTACAAGCAGCAGAGATTGGCACAGCAGCAAGACTGCAGGGCCTTGAGACTGGTGTTGGTGTAGCAGAACAACTTGCTGCACAAGGCGTTACTCAAGCAGAAGCCCAAAAGGGTTATGCAACAATTGCAGATATAGAATCCTGAACGGACCCATCGGCCCCGTCAGCGTATTAGACCGATAGCAAGAGCCAATCTGTTTCCCCGAATAGAATCTGTGGCTTGCGAACTACAACGAATAGAAGGGTGGGTTGCTATGAGCAACAACTACTGGGATGAAGAAGACGATAACGATGATGTTATCACAGGTAACGAAACTGAAAACGACTTGCAAAAGAAGTTAAGAAAGAAGATTCGTGCTGATGAGAAGCGCATCAAAGAACTCGAAGAAAGACTTGGTACTTTTACCAAGATTGACAAAGAGCGAACCGTCAAAGAAGTCCTAGAAAAACAAGGTGTAAATGCTAAGGCTGCAAGACTAATCCTCAAAGATTTGGACGACGTTAACGAAGAGTCAGTTAATACCTGGCTTGAAGAAAACGGCGACCTCTTTGGTTATAGTCCAGCCGAAGGTTCACCTGCAATCAGTGAAGAAAACCGTGCTGCTATACGTAAGCAGGACAATCTCACTGCAGGTGCAATAACACCTGACCGAGCAGAAGATATGGAAATGAGAATCGACCAAGCACAAAGCGCGGAAGAACTCCAACGTATTCTTTATTCACAATAAATCATAGTCCCTAAAATCACCTTGGAGGTGAGAAATGCCTACAAACTTTACATCGACGGACTCAGCGTCCCTCGGAGGTACAGCCAATAGCGCAGGTCTAGTACAGAAGGCGTACGATAAATTTATCGAATTCGCTCTTCGTGACGAACCACTTATTCGTTCAGTAGCAGACAAGCGCCCAGTCGCACCAACCAACAACGGTAACGTTGTTGTTCTACAACGCTATGCAGACCTTGCTAACGCTACAACAGCGCTTACCGAGACATCTGACATTGATGGCGTAACAATCGGAACACCTACATCTGTGACTATCACAATGCAGGAATTCGGTAACGCTACAACCAACACACGTGCTCTCAAGTTGTTCTCTTTGAACAATGTTGACCCAGACATCGTGACACTTATGGCTCGTAACCAAGCAGATTCAATCGACGCACTTGCTATGACAGCACTTCGCGGCGGAACAAACGTAATCTACTCAGGTTCAACAGCAACAACAACAGCAACAGTTACAGCAGCAGCAACATTGTCTACAGCCAACATTGGCCGTGCAGTTGCTAAGTTGCGCGGTAACAAAGCATCAGGCAAGCGTGGTCAAGACTACTGGGCTGGAGTTCACCCAGACGTAGCACATGACCTTATGCTTGAGGCAACATCCGCTGGATGGGTTGTTCCAAACGCATACGGTATCTCACAAGACCGTATCTGGGCTGGAGAAATCGGCCGCTACA